GATTGAATACATACGCTTACTGAACAAGCTGAAGCCTAAGTATTTTCTCTTGGAAAATGTACGAATGAAACAAGAAAGCCAAGACATTATTACTAGGTACATGGGTGTAGACCCTGTTGAGATAAACTCTAGTCTTGTATCAGCACAAAATCGTAAGAGATTATACTGGACTAACATACCATTTGATGTACCCAAGGATAAGAATATACTACTAAAAGATATACTAGAAGATGGTGTAACAGATCGAGATAAGTCGCATTGTCTTGATGCTAATTACTTTAAGGGTGGCAATTTGAAATCATACTTTGAGAAACACCGTAGGCAATTAGTGTTTAGTACTGATGGTCTTTGTCATATAGGTGATGCTGACTTCAAGGGACATGATGCAATCAAACGAGTGTATCACCCAGATGGTAAAGCACCTACACTTACGACTATGCAGGGTGGACACAGGGAACCCAAAGTATTAATAGTACAACGTCCAAGAGGGACTAACCAAGGTGGAGTAAGAGCAAAAGATGGAAAGGTTCCTACCTTATCCAGTAGTTCATGGCAACATAATAACTTTTTAGTACACGCTGATGATCTTAAGTGGCGTAAGCTAACACCATTAGAATGTGAGAGATTACAAACAGTACCAGAAGGGTACACTAAACATGTATCTAATACCCAACGCTACAAGATGTTAGGTAATGGGTGGACAGTAGATGTCATTGCAACAATTATGAAAGGATTAAAAGATGACAACATACTATAGTAAAAGTAGGAAAGGTTATGTACCTATTGAGAATATGAATGATCAGCATGTAAGAAATGCATTCATTCTTCAGTGTAAAGAATTAGAAAAGATCAAAGATTTTGAGGGATCAGTAGAGGATAGAGAAGATACTATTGATAACTTAAAACATATCATTAATGATAGAGATAACATGATTGAATTTCTAAGAAAGCAACTTAATGAGATACATAAGAAGAATGAACACAGGGGACACAACTATGTATTCTCTGAGATACCTAATGATCCTGATGGTAGGTTCTTAGTATCTAAGATGAAGGACTTTCTTAATAGAGATACCTATAAACTTAGAGTTAGAGGGCAGCATCTGAAGGATGGACTTAACTGGCGAGAGCATACCTATGGTCAGTCAATAGATAACTCTAAATGTCTTAGAGTTTACATAGAGGAGAAATATAAATGATTGTCACTAGTGTAGAAGATGTACCCACAGAATATAATCAAAGGTTTACTTTGTTTTATAAAAATGGTAAAGATGATTACCTGTCTGATGGTAATGTTCTAGAAGAATTATCTAAATTTTTATGGGAAGATCAGTCGGAAAGAATGGATAATTATCTAACTGATTTAATACCAGATGAAGAAGATATATGTGATTTAGAAATTAAAACGTAGAGGAGAAGTATAAATGAGTGACATACACGAAACACTTTTAAATAATTTTGATGAAGCCCGTGACATGGGTATGGGAACTAATGAAGCTATGACATGGGCTAGAGAAAAAACTCATGGATATGTAGATAAGAAGGAGACTAAAATGGAAACATCGAATGAGATAAAAATGCTACAGGATAATGTAGCAGAGTTACAGAAACAATTAGCCAATGCTAACAAAAGAATAGCTGAGTTAGTTGCGAACAATAAGAATAAACAAGAGGCACTGCTTGATGTAGTTAAGATATTAAACGAAGGATTAAATAAACATGGAGAAAAAACGTAACCCTAATTGGAAATGGCTCAGAGCTTTGGGTCATAAGATAGTGCTTGCAAAGAAGGGCAAGAAAGAGTATACTAGAAAAGTAAAACATAAGAAGGAGACTGAATGATGGCAATGGGTAAGAACTATACCGTAGGTATCTGGGACTGCACATTCTATCTAGTAGATGAGGATGGCAACCAGCTTTTAAATGAAGATGGTTCTGTAAAAGAATTTTACTCTAACAAAATTGAAACAGGTTACTGGGCAGATAGTATTGACCCAGATGATTTAATACCACTAACAGAAGAAGGAGATTGAATAATGATTTTTCTACTAATATTCCCAATACTATTTACAGAAGTCAATGCTGATGCATTGAATAAGTTTCAAGAAGAAATGGATGCTGGTGCAGAATGGCATCATGTAGGTGAGCAAGACCTCGATCCTAATGCAGAGTCTATTGACGTTGAGGGTAAGATCTATTACAAACTTAAATGGAAGGAGTAAACTATGAATAGTTTTGAACTAACTAATTCAAGACTTAGTATTATTAAAAGGAATAAGCCAATGAGATTTAACACGGCACATGAAGTACGAAGCTATCTAAAGAAAGGTAATGATTCATGGTATGGTCATGTACTAGAAGGTATACTAGAAACATATCAAGATGACATGTCTATTGAAGAAATTGATAGGCTTATACAAGAAGAAGTCAAAGACTTTCAAGAAGGCTATGAAAACTTTAACAAAAATAGAAAGGAATAAATATGTTTAATCATGAAGCACTAGACTTTGAGGTTGAGAAGTTTAATCTCTTTCACTTTGGTGAGCAAGTTCATACAAACTCACCGTATAAAGTACCATCTAGCATTGGTGTAGGTATTAGACGTAAGGATACTAAGCAACCACTAGGCATAGTCTCTGAGAACTATGAGATTGTGCAGTACATGGACATCGTAGATGGTGTTGAACAAGCTATCACTAAGTCTGGGATGGATCTATATGATGCTGAGTATACTACTCAAGTGTATGATAATGGTGCTAAGATAGAGCTTACTGCTAAGTTCCCTGCACATGTACAGGTTATTGATAATAAGAATGATGCAGTCATACCAGAGCTAAAGTTTAGGACATCACAGAATAGGACATGGGCAAACAATATGATGGTTGGACTATGGCGTAGTGCATGTTATAATACATTAGTTAATGGTGACAAGCTGGCCTACATCTATGGTAGACACACCAAGAACTTTAATGTTGATGGGTTTGCCACCAAGATACAAAAAGCTGGTGAGTTTATAGCTGGTGATGGTATGAATGAGATGCGTACATGGTATGATACCAAGGTAACAAGGGATCAAGCCATTAACTTATTCAGTAAAACACTGGCTAGACGTACTGATAATGTGACTAGAAAGAAGGTAGCTAACAAAGTAATGTTATCTAATCTTATGAAAACATTTGATGAAGAAAGCCGACACTTGCATGGTAGAGGTAACTATGATAAGTATGGTAGGACTGATGGTGGTACTATGTGGTCAGCATATAATGCTGCAACATGGTGGTCTACACACGGTCAGACTAGACAAGGCTCATCTCTGCACAATGCCAAGCCTATCAGAGAAGAGAAAGTTCGTAAGATGCTTGGCTCTGACACATGGAAGGAACTATTAGATGCGTAGAGAAAGTGATAAGGTCTGGGACTATGATGCCATAGACAAGCAACGTAATGAGGATTGGAATGGCATACACAAGCTAGTCACAGACCATGCAGTAGAGAAGCGTGTAACAGCAGAGGAGATAGCCAAGCGTAACTCTATCTTCTATAATCATAGGGAGATTAATAAGCCATGATAGTATTTAAACATCTTGCTAATGCAGATGGCTTTGAAGTAGCCATTGAAGAAGCTAATAAAATACTTAGTGACATTGGTGTACAACTAGAGTATAATTTTATAACAGATTATGTAGGTGTCGATGGTGAGTATGCTTACACTTTATCAGTAGAAAGACACAAGGAGTTTGATGATGACAAACAGTTGGACTTGCTCTAGGTGTGGGTGTGTACATTGGGATGAACTAAAACCTATCTCATGTATCATGTGTGACAATGGTACATTCTATGATAGCCCGGATAAATTTTATCAAAAGGAATTAGAAACTCAAACCAACTATGTAAAGGAGACTGACGATGGTGAAGATTAAACAACCACAAACACTTGTTAAGTGGGGTCACAAAGAAATTACTATACTTGAGTTGTTTGAAAAATTAAATGAATTTGTTTGTGAGCCTGTTAGAAATATGCATGAGATGGATGGAGATATGTATATGTCTGACTATCAAAAATTATCTCAAGCACATTGGAGAATAGCACACACACTTCAGGAGTTAAAAGATGACTAAGTATTGGGGATGTCAGGACTGTGAGTATGAGTATGAAGGTAAAAAATCATCTAAGAAATGCCCTATGTGTGGGTCTACTAGTTTTGAAGAAATAGATCCACATCTAGGATGTTTTTCTTATCCTAACTGTGACTTATCCCCCACTGGATGTTATTTTTCAGGTCTTTCTTACGATGAGATGGATCATTTTGGATATAAATAAAGGAGAAGTTATATGATTAAAGAAGGTAAGGTGTGGGGTCAGACTATCCCATTACTACAATCACCAGCAGTAGAGATACATCGTATCACAGTAGAACTTGGTGGGTACTGTAGTAAACACGCACATCAATCTAAGATCAATGCTTTTTATGTAATCTCTGGTGAGCTAGAGATCAAACGATGGAAAGAATACAAGTTAATAGATAGCACATGGTTAAATGCAGGTGATCTATCTATCGTGCCAGCAGGTGAGTACCATCAGTTTATGGCACATCAACAGACTGAAGCTCTTGAGATATACTGGACAGAGCTTAGTCATAATGATATCATTAGAGAAAATGTAGGAGGTATATAAAATGCTTTGGATTTTATTAGCGTTATTAGGTGTAATATGACATACATTATAATTCAAGTAGAAGACCCGTTAGATTTAGAAAACATATCTGTAATGCCAGATGAAAAGGAACTCAAAATAAAAAAGTTTCCTAGTGAAGAAGATGCAGTTAAGTTTTTAGTTAAACATGATATGCAAGATGAACTGCTATATGATGCAAAGATTGTGAGGTTACATTGAAAATACTTGTCATACTACTCATACTTTTTATACCTTCACTTAGTAAAGCCAATGACCTAGACTGTTTAGTTGAAGCTATTTATTATGAGGCTAGGTCAGAGAATATTATATCTAAGATAGCAGTAGCTAATGTTATACTACAAAGAGTTAAAGATAAAAGATATCCTTCTACGATTTGTGATGTAGTACATCAAGGTAAAAAAAGAAATGGTAGAATGATACGTAATCGATGTCAGTTTAGTTACTACTGTGATGGTAAAGAAGAAAGAATAAAAGATTATACATCTTTACTTGAAGTATTAGATGTAGCATCTTTAGTACTAGAAGGTGTGCTTCTTGAGAGAACTCAAGGAGCCACACACTACCATGCTTACTATGTTAAACCTAGATGGTCTATCAAAACAAAAAGGTTTAAAAACTTAGGCAGAGTAGGAGCGCATATCTTTTATCTTGACAAAGGTAATAAATAGGAGTATACTATGTATCATCCATTAGAGATTAAAGTATTACATAAACATATTGATACACTTAAGAAGCAACTGGACGAGAGAGATGCTACTATTAAAAAACTACGAGAAGAACTTGGTAGGTCTGGTAAAACAAAATGGGTAGAAGATAATGATTAAAAATTTATGGGAACAAGAAAGAAAATCTTTGTTATACTCTAAGATTAAAGAGTATGAAGAAGAAGGCTATGATCGATCTGAAGCTAAGTCTTTAGCTAAGAAAGAAGTTGATGAAATCATGTCAGATAAAGAAGGTTTTGTTTCAGAGATATGGGATAGCTCTTATGAAGAATGATAAATGGGAATTAGTTCTTGAAAAAGAAATGAGTAATGTTACTATACAAACTTTTAGCAGTAAAAAATTAGCTGAAGAGGAGAGAGAAAGTAGAAACAGATTGTGTGTTGCTATGGGTTACACACCTGATGTAAAATATATTATAAGAAAGGTATGATCATGTCTAATGTTACCCCTACAATGGGTGACTGTCCTGCATGTGGCAGTAGTGATGCTAATGCTACGTATCCTGATGACGGTCATTCATGGTGTTATAGTTGTCAAACTTATACAAGTGGAGATAAATCTATGCAACAAACTAAAGTTATTCCAATGAGTAATCCTGCTACTTCTGAGTTAAAAAGTGTTGGTCATGTATCTGATATACCTGACCGTAAGATTAAACAAGAGACTGCAAGAAAGTATAATACACAAGTGATGCAATCAGGTAACATGATTACGCATCATATTTACCAGTACTTTGATAAGGATGGTAATCACATAGCCAATAAGGTACGTGAGGTACAAGGTAAGAAGTTCTGGTCTGAAGGTAATCTTGCTGGCTCTGGATTATTTGGTGAACATATCTTTGGTAGGCCGGGTAAATATATTACTGTATGTGAAGGTGAGATAGATGCTATGTCTGCCTATGAGATGCTTGGTTCTAAGTGGCCTGTTGTATCTATCAAGAATGGTGCGGCATCAGCACTAGAAAACTGTCGTAAATCTTTTGAGTACCTTAATCAGTTTGAGAATGTTGTACTATGTTTTGATAACGATAAGCCCGGCAAAGAAGCAGCACTGAAGGTGGCTGAGTTGTTTGATCCTAACAAATGTAAGATCATAGAGTTAGATTTAAAAGATGCTAATGAATATCTTAAGACTAATCAACGTAAGAAGTTTAGTGATGATTGGTGGAATGCTAGGACATTTACACCAGCAGGTATCGTAAACCTAGCTGACCTTGGTGCATCTCTATACGATGAGAAGTATTGTGAGACAGTGCTGTACCCTTGGCAGGGACTTAATGACAAGACCTATGGTATGCGTACTGGTGAGCTAGTCACGTTTACCAGTGGAGCAGGGATGGGTAAGTCTAGTATCATACGTGAACTAATGCATCATATCATGAGGGTTAGTAAGGATAACATTGGTGTCTTAGCTATGGAAGAAAGCATTAGGAATACAGCCTTCAATCTTATGAGTGTAGAAGCTGATGCTCGATTATATATCAAAGAAATTAGAGATAAGTTTACCAGAGAACAGCTTACCGATTGGCAAGACAAGACTATAGGTACTGGTCGGTTCTTTGCCTTTGATCACTTTGGGTCTATCTCTAACGATGAAATACTAGGCAGGGTTAGGTACATGGCTAGTGGACTAGGATGTAAGTGGGTGATACTTGATCACTTATCTATACTAGTGTCAGGTCAGGAGGATAATGGTGATGAACGTAAGTCTATTGACATTCTAATGACCAAGCTACGGTCACTGGTTGAAGCTACAGGTATAGGCTTATTACTTGTCAGTCACTTACGTAGACCATCAGGTGATAGAGGTCATGAGGATGGACGTGAGGTATCTCTGTCGCATCTTAGAGGATCAGCATCTATTGCTCACCTATCTGATAGTGTCATAGCTCTGGAGCGTAACCAACAAGCAGAGGATGAGGTAGAAGCTAACACTACGGTGCTACGTATACTTAAGAATAGATATACTGGTGACACTGGTATATGTACGCACTTGCATTATGATAAAGAAACTGGTAGAATGACAGAAATTAATAACCCATTTGAAGCTGAAGAAGATACAGATGTTCAACTTTAATTAGGATAGTACTATGGTAACAGCGATAGTTGATATTGAAACTAATGGTTTAGATGATGCAACTAAAGTACATTGTATCGTAGCCTGTGAGTATGAAACAGGTAAAGAAAAAATATGGGTACAAGATGAGTGTTCTCAGTTTGCAGCATGGTCTAAGAAGATTGATACTTTTATTATGCATAATGGTGTAAGCTTTGATGCTCCTGTTCTTAATCGTTTACTAGGCTGTAACATTAAACTATCTCAAGTAAGGGATACTCTAATTGAGTCACAGTTATACAATCCTACTAGAGATAAAGGCCACTCTCTTGCAGTATGGGGTGACAAACTTAATCTTCCCAAAGGAGATTTAAAAAACTTTGAATACTACACACCTGAGATGTTAGAATATTGTAAGCAGGATGTTGTAATTACTAGAAAAGTAGCTCAAGAACTTGAAGAAGAAGGTGCTAAGTTTTCTCATAGATCTTACGAGTTAGAAAGAAAAGTAAGAGCTATTGTAGATCAGCAAGAAAGAAATGGTTTTTCTTTTAACTTACGTGATGCCATAAGCTTTCTTGCTACACTAGAAGAAGAGCAACAAGAACTGGAGGACAAAGCTCAAGAAATATTTGAACCTACTGTAAAAGTACTAAAGACTAAAACTAATTACATACCTTTTAATATTGGTTCTCGTAAACAAATAGCTGATAGATTAATGGTGAGAGGTTGGCAACCTACTCAACATACTGACAAGGGTAATGTAATAGTTAGTGAAGAAATATTATCTAAGATTGACATGCCCGAAGCACAGATGTTTAGCAGATACTTTCTACTACAGAAACGTACTGGTTTATTGAAAGCTTGGATTAAGGGCTGTGAAGAAGACAATAGAGTTAGAGGTAGAGTAATGACCCTTCGCACCGTGACAGGCAGGATGGCACATAACTCTCCGAATATGGCTCAAGTTCCAGCAGTCTACTCACCTTATGGTAAAGAATGTAGATCGTTGTGGACTGTCTCTAATCCAGATACACACACCTTGATTGGAACTGATGCATCTGGGTTAGAGCTACGTTGTCTTGCTCATTATATGGATGATCCTGACTTCACCAATGAAGTTCTTAATGGTGATGTACATACAGCTAACATGAAAGCTGCTGGCCTTACAGATCGTGATCAAGCTAAGACATTCATCTATGCATTCTTGTATGGCGCAGGTCCAGCTAAGATAGGTAAGGTGGTTGGTGGTTCTGCAAAAGCAGGACAGCAACTCATTACTAAGTTCTTATCTAATATGCCTAAACTTAAAAAGCTAAGAGATAATGTAGCTAAATGGTCTAAGGATGGCACTATACCTGCTCTTGATGGTAGACTACTACACATTAGATCAGAACATGCGGCAGTTAATACTTTACTTCAGGGTGCAGGTGCTATAATATGTAAGCAGTGGCTTGTACATATCACTGAACGTATACGTAAATCAGGTGTTGATGCTAAGTTAGTTGCATCTATACATGATGAATATCAATTTGAGGTAGCTAAGAAAGATGCTCGAAGGTTTGGGCAAATTACTAAAGATGCAATGCAAGAGACAGAGAAAACATTAAAGGTTAAATGTCCTTTGGATTGTGAATTTAAAATTGGTAAAACATGGAGTGAGACACACTAATGGCACATAACAATAGAACATTTGATAAACAGTCTTATAATCAGAATGACGGTAGAGCTAAGAAAGCTATGGTAGATTACTTAAAGTCATTAAGCTTTGAAGATATAGAAGCTAAAGAAGATTTTTATTTTGATGTCTCAGCTAAGAAGGATAAGAATTATTTCTTTGAGGTTGAGATAAAAAATCAGTGGGGTTCTAGTTGGAACCCTACTTGGAAAGAAGTTCGCATTCCAGAAAGGAAGAGCAGACTAATGAAACGAAAGGAGAAAGATTATCCAGATCATGATTTATACTTTGTAGTATTTAATACTGATTGTACTCAAGCTTGGTTCATAAAAGATACTGATGTAGATGATTCAAGTGTAGGTACAATACAAAACTCTAGACAGCCTAAAGACTCACCACACTTGAGAGAACCTTTCTTTCATATTCCTGTGGAAAAAGCTAAATTAATTCAAATTAGCTCTTGACCTCTAGAATTATGTGTGGTATAATTACGTTACAATTTAATTTAAACTCATGTCACAACAGCGTGACGATAGACAAAGGAAATAGAAAATGAATGATGCAATTTATATTACTGGTAAATGTCACTATGCTTCCATCACTGAGCCTAACACTAAGTTCGAGCCAGTATGGTCAATCCAAGTTGAAGTGAACAAAGATAACCGTGCTATCATCGAGAAGGCTGGTCTTTCTATAGCTAACAAAGGTGATGATCGTGGTGACTTTGTTACTATCAAACGTAAAGTTCTACGTAAGGATGGTACTCAACGTCAAGGTCCAGTTGTTAAGGATTCCCAGAATAATAATTGGGATGGTAAGTTAATTGCTAACGGTAGTACTGTTAATGTTAAAGCAGTACCTTTTGAGTGGAGTTACGCAGGTAAGTCAGGTGTTTCTGCTGATCTAGCTGCTGTTCAAGTAGTAGACTTTATTGAATACTCCAGTGGGGGTGATGACTTTGATGTCGTTCCCGGTGGATATGTAACCCCTGTTGTTGAAGAAGATATTCCTTTCGCCTCTTAATGTAAACTAAGGGAGACTTGGGGGTGGAGATTTTTGCATGTTTATTTTCTCCACCCCTATTTTTTTGATATGAAACAAATTGAAACATTAGTTAAAGATATATATGATTTGTTTTCTCTTGATCCAATTAAGATGGATGAGAAGGAAGTGGATAAGCATATAGATACCTTTGGTGAGATGCTTAAGGTACATATAAAAGCATTTATGTATGAGGAACCTCGTACTAGAGGTAACCTTAGACTATCTGCGATTGGTAAACCTGATCGACAGTTATGGTATGATGTTAATAGTAAGAAAGAAATTGAAGATCTTACACCTAGTACAAGGATTAAATTCTTGTATGGTTATATCTTGGAAGAACTTCTTTTACTATGCGCTTCCATTGCTGGACATAAAGTTACTGATCAACAAAAGGAAGTTAATGTAGAAGGTGTGCTTGGTCATCAAGATTCTATGATTGATGATGTCTTGATTGATTGTAAGAGTGCATCTGCTTATAGCTTCAAGAAGTTTAAAAAGAATACTTTATTAGAAGATGATCCATTTGGTTATATCGCACAGATCTCAGCTTATGCTGAAGCTAATCAAGTTGATAAGGCAGCATTTCTTGTCATAGATAAATCCAGTGGTGAGATATGTCTTACTCCTGTTCATCAGATGGAGATGATCAATGCTAAAGAAAGAGTTAAACATCTTAAAGGAATGGTTAGTAATAGTCATATGCCTGATAGGTGCTATGATCCTATTCCTGATGGTGAGTCTGGTAATCTTAAGCTGGCTATTGGTTGTGTTTATTGTAGCCATAAGCGAGAGTGTTGGTCGGATTGTAATAATGGTAAAGGACTACGTGCTTTTAGATACTCCAGAGGACTTAACTATCTTGTTAAGGTGGCTAAAGAACCGAAGGTTGAAGAAGTAGTTAACTGGTAATGCATTGGAAATATAAAACTAAGCCTGACCTAAGTAAGTTTGGGTTTGTCTACTGTATTACCAATACTAAAACTGGTCAAGCTTACATAGGTTGTAAGCAATACTTTAACTATAAGAAAGGGAAGAAGAAAGCTGAGTCTAATTGGAAGTCTTACATGGGTTCGAGTACTCACTTACTTGAGGATATAAAGAAGCTAGGTAAGACTAACTTTAAGTTTGAGATGATAGCTGAGTTTAAAAATAAACGAAGCTTACGCTACTATGAATGTTATTATCAAATGAAATATAATGTTTTATGTAGTAAACTTGATGGGACTGATACACCTGCATACTATAATAACTATGTAGGTGGTAAGTTCTATAGACCTGTGGAAGAATATTATGATAACGAGTGATAACCTATATGATTTAAATACAGATGTTTCAAGTAATTCTTTATATGATTTAACAGATAAAGATGGGCATAGAGCTTTATATATCTCTGTTGTTTTACAAGCTATACTAGATCTATCTAAACCTAAAACTAAGAGTGAAGATAGTTCTGTTCAGGTGTATAGAGATCAAGCTCATTCATGGATCTTTAAAGATGTTGGTGTTACTTGTGAAGACTTTGAAGAGATATGTTTCTATGCTGGATTAGAACCTACTATCGTAAGAAAGTTTGCTACTAATGTAATCAACTCAGAGGATGTAAGCAATGTCAGAAGAAAGTTCCAAGCTCTGCTCTAAGCCACTTGATAAACAAGTAGGTGGTAATCATTACAAAGATTGTGGTATACAACCAGTACAATATATACATGCGAATAAGCTTGACTACCTAGAAGGTAATGTGATAAAATATATAACTCGACATCGTACCAAAGGACAAGGTAAAAAAGATATTGAGAAAGCAATACACTATGCACAACTAATCTTAGAATTAGAATACGAATAAGAAAGGAAAACATTAATGGAGAACGAGATGCACTACGGTATGACACTTCCCATATCTGAAGAAATAGATGCTGTTAAGTATAGACAAACAGGTGAAGACTTCTATAGTAAAGTTGTTCGTATATCTGAAGCACTTAAAGATAGTCCTGATCACTTTGAAAGTTTTAAGGATGCACTAAGGTATCTTAGGTTTCTACCAGCAGGTAGAGTACAGAATGCTATGGGTGCAGCTAGACAAACTACTGCTTACAACTGCTTTGTCAGTGGTGCTATAGAAGATAGTATGGATTCTATTATGGGCAGAGCTACTGATGCTGCTGAGACAATGCGTAGAGGTGGTGGCATAGGCTATGACTTCAGTAGGCTACGTCCCAGAGGAGATCGTATCAAGTCTCTGGACTCTAGAGCTTCAGGTGCAGTCAGCTTCATGCAAATCTATGATGCAGTATGTCAGACCATAGCATCTAGTGGGCATCGTAGAGGAGCGCAGATGGGTGTGTTGCGTGTAGATCATCCAGACATTGAGCAGTTTC